TCTTTACAGTATTCTAAATCAATATTTCTTTCACCATGAGGAAATATTTCTGAGTTAGGTAAATTAATATCTGAGTTCCAACTTAATACTGCTGAGTATAAATGTCCCCATTGTTTAGCATAATTATGTAAACCAAAAAATTCATTTGGTTCATTAATTAATAATATATTAATTGGGTTTATAGCTAATTCTTCAGGTGTACCAGGCCTGTCATTAAAAATTGTTATAGGTTTTTCTTTAAATCTTTCAATACTACCTAATCTTTTTTCATACCTTTCTTGAGGAATAAAATTACTAAATATTACCATGATATCTCCCAGTCTTTAAATTCAGCAGCTATACAATCAACTTTATAATCTTTCCTCCCACCTTCATTTTCTTGGATTTTATTTTTGGCAGTATTTCTTATACCATTTAACCCATGTGTCAATCCTAAATTACCATCTCCAGTTCCAGCTCTATATTTAGTTTCATTATGCCAAATATGAAGATTCATCTGAGATAGAACTACAATTGCTCTAACATCTTCTCCAGTTAATTTAATATTATCATCTTTAAGTATTTCTCCAATATCATGAGTTATTTCTGCTATTTCTTTAGCATACTCTTCTTTATGGTCTATAATGAATACTTCTTTTAACTGAACAATAGATAATCTATCTACTAATTCAGACAATGTTGGTAGGTATTTTCTCATATTATATATTTCTAAATCGTCTTTTATCAGACCATTGTACTTTTTTGCTATTACCTAGCATTTTATATTTACTAATTTTATTATTTAAATCATTTCTGGTTTCATTGGTATGTGGGTTGCCATTTGTTTGTTGATCTTTCATTTTAAAGGGTGCTATAATAATTGTTTTGTTTAACTTGTCTTTCTATATCTTTAGGATGATATAACGCAAAACATTCCTCTTCATGAAGATTAGAATATGTGCTATAACCTTCTAGTACTTCATGTACTCTATTTACCCATTTAATTTTAGGATGATTTTTATAAATTCTCCATTGAAAATCAGGCCAATTAACCCAACCTTTATCATTTACTCTCCACCCCCACTTTTTTTCATATTCTTCAGTTAAACCATGTACTTTATTAACTCTAGGTACTCTGATTACTTCATTATCTGGGTTACTTATAATAATTTCTGGTAGATATTCAATCAAATCCATATGTGGTATTTCATCTGCATCTATTTGGAAAATCCAATCTCCACTACACATTGAAGTTAGTTTATTTTTCCAATCAGCAAAATGTCCTTTAAATTCACCAGGTATCCAATTAAATTCACCATTAATGGATTTTGCTCTTAGAAATTGTTCTACACCTTCATGACCATTATTAATATCATAAAGTACCACAATTTCATCTTCATACCTCTTATGTTTTAAAAGAAATGGTATGAGTTTTTGTATTTCTACAAACTCGTTGCATACTGTTATAGCGTAACTTATTTTCATATGTTTAATTTTGGTATGATTAAATATACGAAAGAATATTGGTTAATCCAACTTTAGATATTCCTTTAATTTAATTGTAGGTTTCCAATTTAGAACTTTTTTTGTTTTTGAAATGTCAGCCCTAGTAAATCTACTTTCACCAATTCTTTCTGGGATGAATTTATGTTTACCTCCTATCATTTTTACTATATCTAATATAGTGTGTTCTTTTCCTGTTCCTACATTATAAATTTCACCAAATCCTTCTTTCACTGACATAGCTGACATATTGGCTGCTACAACATCTTGAACATTAGTATAATCTCTAGTTTGTAAACCATCTCCTACTACTGTCATAGCTTTACCTGCTATTTTTTGTTTTAAAAATAATCCAATAACAGGAGCATATTGACCTTTAGTACATTGTCTATCCCCATATACATTAAAATACCTAAATGTTATGGTTTTTAAACCGAATAATTCAGTATACATTTTACATAATTCCTCACCTGCTACTTTAGTAACAGAATACGGATTTAGACAATCATTAGGCATTGTTTCTTTTAAAGGTGGTTTGTTTTTTAAACCATAAGCTGATGATGTTGAGGAGTATATAACTCTGTCACAACCAGCTTCTCTAGCTGCTTGTAAAACATTACAAGTACCACTTACATTTGTTTTTGTTGCTAATGTAGGATTTTGAATCGCTGGTTGGATTCTTGATTCTGCCGCTAGATGGAAAACCACATCAATATCTTTAAAAAGATCTTTAATTAAGTCATAGTTTCCTATGTCAAAGACCCAGTTCATTACTTTTGAACTTTTATTAAAGTAAAATTGTTCATGTGCATCTGATGACTGGTTATCTATTACTCTAATTTCATCAAATTCTTCATTATTAACTAGAGCATCTACTATATGAGATCCTATAAAACCGTTTCCCCCAGTAACAAGAGCTTTTTTATATTTTTTTTTATTTAATTTTCCAATATTTTTTATTTTACTTAAAATTCCCATTTTTTTTTTATTTATTTATTTTAATTTTCTCCTTTAAATACCTCTATATAATCTAAAGCCTCCATAAAATCGTTATGAGGAAATCTTTTTTCTGTAGTCATATCCATTCTCCACTCATAAAACTCTCCTTTTTTGTTAGGAATAGGATATTTTTCTTTTTCTTCTTCTTTAATTTCTACGGCTTTTACAGCAGCCCATTCATAATTATCTTGTGAAGGGGTTTCATTTTCTACACCATAATCTCTAGCTACTGCTGCAAACACCATACCTTGTTGTGGTAAATTAACTGTTTGAGGCATCCAAACCATTCCTTCATCATCTTCACCTAATAAAGCTTTATATAATTCTGGTAGTATTTCTATTTGTTCTTCAAAAAACTTTTCCCCCTGTTTCATTATGGATGAAGTTTGAAAACCACAACCATAACAAGAATATAATTCTACACCATTTACTTCATGCTTATAACAAGCATCTCCCCCACATCTATTACATTTTATTAATTTATCTTCTACCATTTTATACTTTTTTTAATTTTGATTTTTTAGGCATTTTAATTTTATCCATTCCCGGAAGTTTTAATTCCATCTTTTTAGGTAAAATTGGAAGGGATATATCAAATATTTCATTAATTTGATTACTCATTGATTTATAACTAAATTTTGTTTTTGAAATTTTAGTTTGTCGTTTTGCTTTTGTAACCCAATCATTATAATTTTTAAAGGTATCCTCAAATAAATATTTTACATCACCTAAATTAGGTTTAAACCATTGTGCTTCTTTTAATAACATATTAGGAACTAATGATGAATTGTGGAGTTGTTCTAATTCACCCCCAATATACCCAACATCCCCTTCATTTAAAAAATCTGTATGGCCAGACCAAGCTGTTGTAATAATAGGTTTATTAACTAAACTAAATTCTAGTAAAGGTCGACCAAATCCTTCACCTCTAGTTAAACAAACCATGGTTTTTACTTTTGGATGGTTATATATTTCATTTACTTCAATGTTAGATAACTCACCATGTAATAAATAAATAGCAGGTAAATCATTAGATGGAATTGAATCTTTTATCATATCAATTCTTCTCATAATTTCAGATCTATCCATATGACTCCCACTTACAACTGCTGTTTTTAGAATTAATGCTGGTTTAATCTTTTTATCTTTAAAAATTTCATAAAATGTTTTTACTAATAAACCTACATTTTTCCTATCATGACCTAACTCTCCATGCATCCAGTGTCCTACAAATAAATAAGCATAATCTTCAGGAATGTCATTTATATTATTATATAAATCCTTATTTGAATATTCTTTAATAGGTTTATAAACATCTAAATTAGCTCCTTCAATTAATACTTTAACTGGTTTTTCTAATTTAATTACTTTTTCACCTTCATTATCTTTTGTAAATTCACAACTTTCAAATACTCTTTTAGAATGGTTAGATGAAGTTAATATTAAATCCATACGATTACATCCTTCAATCCAACTTCCATCACATATAGTGGTTTCAATTCCTGCTGTTAGTCCAATATTATACTTACCTACAGCTTGGAATTCATTGGGAACTGTTATCTGACACCAATAATCAGGCTTTTCAGTTAATTGAGGGATAATATGTTTAGCTAAAAATCCCCACTTTTTTTCATTATCTTTAATAAAATTACGTTGAGTATTACCCCACCTTTGAGATAAGATTTTTACTTCATATCTATCTGATTCAATTATAGCCTTGACATAATCCCTAGCTCTGGCTCCATAACCACTATATGTGTCTATAGGACAACTTACAATAAATGTATTTTTCATATTAGTATACTAATTTATGATTTAAAACTTTGTTATTTTCATTTTTATCACTAGTAAATGTAAATTTTGGTCTTGGGGTAAATGTTTTAAATAATTCATCCATTCCCTCTACTACTCTACTAGACATTTTTTCAGATGTAAATCCTGCTTCTTTACCTAAAGCCCATTCCATCCCTTTTTTACCTATTCTTTTTCTTTCCTTATCCCCCATATCGTACATAGCTCTTATTTGTAAAGCAGCTTCTTCTGATGAACACCTATCATCATAAATGTATGGTGTTTTTGGGGAGCCTACTAATGATAAATTTGTTGGGAAAACTGGTAAAGCCCACTCACCACATTTTGTGTATGTTTTCTTATGATTAGAAGGAATATCTGAATTTGGTGTATACCATTTTCCTTTATTATCAACAAATCTCATTTGATCTTGCATACCACCTGTTACATTAGCAATAATAGGAGTACCTGTAAGTAAAGATTCTGTTAATGATAACCCCCAACCTTCAGCTGAGGATAATAAAATAGTAGCATCTGCAACATTATATAAAAGAGACATTTGCTCAGTTGTTAATTTATTTGCTGAGATTCTAATATTATGATCTTTATTAGGAAATAAAAACTTAATTACTGCTGGTAAATCAGTACCATGATCATCTATAGGATTCGTATGTAATACAAACTGACATTTACTTCTTTCTTCTTTAGGTAAACCATCTAAAAAATATTTCCAAGCTAAAATTGTATCTGGGATTGATTTTCTTCTAATATTTCTAGAATTGAAAAATAAAGTAAATTTATCTTTATTCATACCCTGTGAAACATACTCATCAATTTTTTGTAAGTCTTTATTATCCTTATCTATAGGTTTAAAAATATTATGATTTAAACCATGAGGGATATATTTAATAACCTTAGATTTTCCATCTTCACCTAAAACCATCTCATTTATATTTTTGGTTTGTTTAGATATTCCAAATAAAGCATCACATGAGTTATAAAAGTCTTTATTATACATTGGAGCTGGTAAATCATCCCAAATATTTAAATATGCAATTGGAATTTCCTTTCGAATTTCATTTTCAATATTGAATAACCATTCAAAATATCTAGGATCTGTAATTAAGAATAAGGCATCAATTTTTTCCCTTTTAATTACCTCTCTTAGTAGATCAGGATCACCATAACCATCACAAGGATATAATGTTACTTTAGAGTCATTAATCCCTATTATTTTATTAGTTGCTTCACTTAAATCTTGGATATTACCCTTATCTGGGTGTTTAATTGCTCCTGCTAATTGAGTCCAATTATATCTGTGAGAAGTATTAGTTACTATTTCTCTACCTATTTGAGCAACTCCTGAATGTACTCTAATATCATCTGTTAATAGTAAGATATTTTTTCTATCTTTTTGTTTAATATAACCTTCTTTCATTTAAATAACTTTTTTTAATTACTATTATTTTTCTAAATTAACTTGTGAGTTTATTTTTTTCCTAAAATCTTCATCTGTTAAATATAAAAATAGAGATCTATCTGCTAATTTTTGAAAACTAAATTTTCTTTTTACACATTCGATTTTAAAATCATCAAATAAATCACTTTTTACTTTTACACTAGTTAATGTCATGTCTTTTGAATTTGCCATAATTTTTATTTTAATTTATATTTGTCTATACATATATGCAGATTAAAAATTCTTGCCAACAGCATTACATAATTCTGTATTTTCTTTGTATGGGCAAAATGAGCAATTCCATTTACTTGGGTTTGCATTAAATATAGTATCCTTATATGAACCATCCAAGTTGAAAGCTTTATTTATAAAATCATCTAAATTTTTAGTAGCTTTATTTACTTTATTTCTACCAGATGCTGGGGTAAAAGTTTGTATTCTTTTTTGAGGAAATTCTCCATCTAAATATACCTTCCTTCTAACTATAAAAAATTCAATATCAATGTTCTCAATAGGTATATTATATTGCTTACTAAAGAAGTATTTATAAAGTATTAATTGAAATTGCTTAGACTCATCTTTTTTAGCGTATTTACCCCATCCCTTTGTTGACGTTTTTATGTCGATTATTTTAAATGTATTTGTGGGTTCATGGTACATTACGATATCTAAGTAGCCCATGTATTTAACGCGGTTAAGACGCAGATTAGGCGCAATAACTATGGGTATCTCACAACCAACTAAATACCATCCTTTTTTACTAAAATGTCCACCTTTTTTCTTTTTGAAATTCTGGAGGATTGCTATACCATCGTCATAAAATTCTCTTAATTCTTCAGGTGTGCTAAAATGTTTACCTTTATTTTTTTTATAATCATTAGCATAACATTCTCTTAAGGTTTCTTCAAATAATTCTTCTATATTAATTCTATCAGCTTCAGCACCACTAGTTTCATACATTACATCTAAATAATGTTGTAAAACTTCATGTAAAGCTGTTCCAAAAGTCATATGAATACTTTGTTCACTAATTTTATGACCATCCCTATATTGGAGAGACCATTTTTTAGGACATTGAGTAAACATAGATAATTGAGAATAAGATATATTCTTTTCAACTGCAAAATTAAGAGGAGTTGGAGGGTTTTCCCTAATATCTCTTACTATTATGGGTAATTTCTTTTTAGCCAAAATTTATTTTTTCCACTTATCACGACCTACTAATAAGCCAATAATGCCATAATTAGCAACATCTAAAAATGTATCTTCCATACCTTCACCTTTAACAAAATTCTTACCATTTACTAATAGATTTTTTAGTCTAGATATTTTGTCAGTTAGTCTAATTGCTAAACCTGTTAATGAAAATGTTTTATCTGCTTTACTATTAAGGATATCTCCACCTAATGATATATTATTCAACCCATAATCCATATGTTTAGCTGCAAACATTTTATACATTTCTTTTTGGATTTGTTTAAATTCTTCCGATAATTCTGGATATTCATGTTCAAATACTTCTACTGCAGTTGAATTAATAGTTGGTATCTGCCTTTCTAGTACTTTATTTTGTACAGGATTCCCATCATTAATAAATGTTGGTGTTTCTTTTTTAGTAAATTTAGCATTCATTATTTCTCTATCACTCATATCATTTTGTTCCTCAAACTTTTTAATTATATCACTCATTAATAACTTCTTTAGTGGGTTTATTAAAATATTTTTCTAATGTTGCTAATCTATCATCAGCATCTACTAACATTATTAATGCTTCTTCTGCATTTTTATAAAAGTCTCCTGTAGAATGATCACCAATACCCACTGCATGGTTTGATAATAATTCTAAACTAAGTAATGCTTTTGATTTATCAGCTAATGCTGAGTCTTTTAACATGTTATACACTTGTGCTATCATATTGTTTTCAATAGTTTTTTAATTTCTTTATCTTCTAAACCTACACCCTGTAGGATATTTTTTACTTCTGATTTTCCTAATATTGGAATATACGAACAAGCTTCATCAAATCCAATTTTTAAATAATTAGCTATTATTTTAGATAAATCTTTTGTATCTTTTTTATTTTGGTTTTTAATGTATTTATTCCAAATTTTCTTCTTAGGAAGTATTTCTTTATAAAAATTATAAAGACCTTCTTTATCAGTTGGGTGGAATTTTTGAGCTAAATTAACTATGTCAATATACCCCTTATTCATAGATAAAAATCTATGAACCATGTAAGAATTCCACCCATCCCAATCTTCTTTTTCAAATTGGGTGGATGAAGTTTTCTTAACAGTTATTTCATTTAACCAATTAAATACAGTCATTAAATAATATCTTCTTTATATTCTTCTCTTAAATCTGGAGGTAATGTTAAACCTACAATTTTTTGTGTTTCAGCATCATAAAATACTGGAATTGGCATTACTGCATCTTCATCTGTACCTGCTACAAATTTAGATACTTTTCTTAAAAGAACTCCTTGTTGGAAAATCTTTTTTCCTTCTGGTGTTTCGAATGAAGTAGTGCTTTTTAAGTCTACTTGAGGTGGCATTTGTTGATTACTCATTTTTAATTATTTATTTGTTATTAATTTAATTTAATTAGTTGGTTAATTAAGGCCATACAATTGATTTCTTTATCAATTCTAAAATTAGATTGATATGAATATTCATTTATATGGAAGGCAACCATTCCTTCTTTTCCGGGTGCATATTCTGAAGATTTTTCATATAAGGTTCTATATAATTCCTCAAAATCTTTTACATTAGCATTTGCTATAATTTGTCTAATATTAGTCCAAGATTTACCATTTGATAATTCTTTAAGAACATCTTTGATATAATTAGATGATACTAATGCTGTTGTATCTAAATTTAATTTGTTGTCTGTTGTAGATACTTGTATAGTATTAAGCATCTTACGAACATCAGGATAGTTATTATCTACAATAATTCTTAAATCATCTTCAACTGTAGAAATATTTTCTCTTTTAACTATTTTTACTAAATGTTTTAGAATATCTAATTTATTTGGGGGAATAACTTTTAATGTTTGACATCTTGATTGCAAAGGATCAATAATACGTTCTATAAAATTACAAGTTAAAATAAATCTTGTAGTGCGTGAAAATGTCTCAATAACATTACGAAGAGAAGCTTGAGCTTGAATAGTTAGAAAATCTGCTTCATCTAAAATAACAACTTTAAGAGGTTTAAATGACATTGTACTAGCAAATCCTGATACTTTATCCCTAATGGTTTCAATACCCCTTTCATCTGAGGCATTAATATAAAGGTGGTCACAATCAATATTTTTAACAATTAACTTTGCTAATGTTGTTTTACCAGTTCCTGCTGGTCCATAAAATATTAAATTTTGAATATCATTTTGACCAATATAATTTGATATTGATTTTTTAATACTTTCATTACCTACATAATTATCTAAATTTGTAGGACGATATTTTTCTACTAATAGTCCGTGATCTTTCATAACTTAAATATACAAAATATTTTTTAAAATTCCAAGCTTAAACACCTTGTCTAAACTCTCCATATATGGAAAACATTTTTTCTTCTTTTGGCTTAACTTGTTCTTCAGTTGAATGAATAGCATATAATTTGCTCCCCATAGGATCTAATCTATATTCTCCTTGAAATTGAGATTTAGTTGAGTATGCTTCTAAAGCTTCTGTTAAAGTAGGCCATACTTGTTTTTTATTATCACCAACAAGTTCCCACCTGTCTCCAGGTGGTACTCTTGTTGCAATAAGTTCATTATGTTCATTAATTATTGTTTCCATATTACATTCCCATTTGCATCATTTGTGATGGATCCATTTGTGGTTGTTGTTTTTCTTCTGTAGGTTCATTTACTACTATACATTCTGTAAGTAATACTGTTCCTGCTACCGCTGCTGCATTTTCAAGTGCTACTCTTGTTACTTTAGTAGGATCAATAATTCCTGCTTCTTTCATATTAACAATTTCACCTTTTTTAAGATCATATCCAGCCCATGTATCATTACCTGAATCCACTAATTGGTATTTACCTAACATCTGAGCTCCAACTGAATCATGTCCAGCATTTATAAGTATTTGTTCAAATGGTTTACCACATGATTTATAAACAATTTCTGATCCAACATCACATTGATCAATAGACTCTCTAGCATATAAAAGTGCTGCTCCACCCCCAGGTACAATACCTTCTTCAATTGCTGCTTTTGTAGCATGCAAAGCATCATCTACTCTATCTTTCTTTTCATTCATTTCAATTTCAGTAAACCCACCTACATGAATGATAGAAACACCACCTGCAATTCTTGCTAATCTGGTCTGTAGTTGTTCTTTTTCAAAATCACTATCAGCTGCTTCAATTTGAGATTGAAGTTCTTCAATTCTTTGATTAATAGCATCTTCATTACCCTTACCATCAATAATAGTTGTTTTTTCTTTTGTGATAGTAGCTGTTCGTGCTTCACCAAACCAATCAAATTGGAATTTATCCCATTTATGGCCTTTTTCTTTTGAAAAAACCGTTCCACCAGTCATAATAGCAATATCTTCTAAAATAAGCTTTCTTCTATCTCCAAAATCTGGGGCTTTAACTGCACATGCTTTAATAGTTCCTCTACCTTTATTTACAATAAGAGTAGCTAAAGCTTCATTATCAATATCCTCAGCAATAATAAGTAATGATTTATTATTTGAAGCACAATTTTCTAATAAAGGGAGTAAATCTTTTACTGCTGTTAATTTTTGATCAACAATAAGAATTTGAACGTCTTCTAAAGTACTAGTCATTGTGTTGTTATTAGTAACAAAGAAATGAGATTTATATCCTCTCTCAAATTGAATACCTTCAACTGTTTCAAGATAAGTATCTCCTGATTTGCTTTCTTCAATATGTACTATACCTTCATGTCCTACTTTTTGCATTGCTGTTGCAATTAATTTTCCTACTTCAGGATCATTATTTGCTGATATAGTAGCTACTTGCTCTAATTGTTCTTCAGATGAAATATCTTCTGCTATATTTTCTCTTAAACTTTTAGTAACAGTTTTTACTGCATTATCAATACTTCTTTTAATTTCAACCGCATTAGCTCCATTAGCTAAATGTTTAAGACCATCTTTAATCATCTCTCTAGCCAATAGAGTAGATGTAGTAGTACCATCACCATCTTTATCAGCTGTTTTTACAGATGCTTCTCGTACTAAATTTACACCTAAATTTTCAATAGGATCTTTAACAGAAATATGTTTAGCTACTGTTACACCATCTTTAGTTGACTGTGCTTGATTATGTTCTTTCTCAATAACAACATTTCTACCATTAGGTCCTAACGTTGACACTACAGCATCTGCTAATGTATCAATTCCCTTTACTAATTTATCTCTCCCTTCTGGGCCAAACTCTATAATTTTACTCATTGTCTTCTAATTTTATATCATTAATTGCTTTTTCTTCTTCTTTAGTAACTTCAGTTTCTGATAGAATATCTTCAACATCAACTACTTTTTTAACTTTGGCTAAAATTTGATTTTCAGGTCCTACATAAAATTCCTCTCCATTATGTTCTAATTTAGTAAAACCTTGTGTAGGTAATACAACAATATCTCCTACTTTACTTATAGTAGGAATAAATGTTCCTGATATTGTATGTTGACCTGGTCCTACTGCTATAATTTCTCCATGTTCATTTTTGTCTTTACCAATATCAGGTACGACAATTGATCCATATGTTTCCTCTTCTACTTCTAGAGGTTTTACGATAACTGCATTAAATAGTGCTTCTAATTTCATAGGTTTTTATAATTTTGTAATTTTTTTAATTCGATTAATAACTCATCCCACCTTTCAACATATTCTTTAATACTGTTGTAGTGTTCTTTTTCATTGTTTAGTTTTTCTTTTGCTACTTTTTGTAAAGCTGCTCCAAAAGAAGAATAATGTCCTTGGGGTTTTTCATAATCTTTACCTAGGCTACCTTTTTCTAAATATTTTGCTTGAGGAGTAACAACTTCATACACAGTATAACAGTGTGTATCTTTACCTATAAAATAGGGTTCTAACAGAGGGTCTGTGATTCTTGCCATATAACTTTTTATTTTTTATTTACGTTAATATACAAACTTTTATTCAATAATCCAACCTAAAGGGCGAACTTAGGTTAAAAATAATTAATTGATTTTTATAACTTTTGGTGTAGCTGATTTTGCAAATGGAACTGCTACAATTAGTAGACCATCATTAAAATTAGCTGTTGCTTTTGTTGGGTTAAATTTTGTTCCTAATTTATAAGCTAAATTAAAAGAACGTTTAGCAATCCCTCTATGAATATATTTCCTTTCAGGATCGGGTGTTTTTGCTTTATCATAACTAAAGTTAATTGTATCTCCTTCTAACTTAACTTCAATGGCTTCTTTAGGGATGCCAGTACAAGCTAACTCAAAAGTTAGACCTAAATCATCTTCAAATATGTTAATTGGGTATTGTTGTTTGGCTTGTTCAGCCGGAATGAAAGCTGCTTCACTTTCAAATAAATTACGAAATAATAGATCAAATGGATTAAATGATCTCTCTAAAATGTGTGTGTTCATATCACTTTGTTTTTGTGCTGTCTTTAGATCAGCGGTTAATAATAAAATAAATAACTTACGCCCTTAGGTCAGTTTATTCTCTGATACATATATTAAAAATCAGTTTCTGCTTTTCTTACCATAAAATATTCTGAAGAAATTGAATCTGTTTTAAATTTCATTTCAATTAATCCCATTGTACTAATATTTAAAGTGCCTTCTTCCATGTCTTTATTAGCATGAAGAATTGTTTTAAAAGTATCTGAATTGAATGGAATTTTTAAATTTTGTTCTGTAATATCCCCCATTATTTGATAGGTGATTTTATTGTTATGTCCTGATTCATCACCAAAAATAAACTCACAAACATTTTCCCCATCTAAATTAGTTGTAGTTGTTACTAACATATTATCTACTTGAGATAATGCACTTTTAGCTTTAATTAGATTTTCAATATCTTCAGTTGTTAAGTTTAATTTAACTACAAATTCAGGCATATTAACAGTACCTACTTTACCTATAAGTAGAGCATCTGATAAAGCATAAGTTAAATTAAAGTTTAAATCTGATATTTTTAATTTAGTAAATATTTTATTTGTTTTTTCTAGTTCTAAAAGTAAATCTCCATTACAAATACTAACTAAACTATTAAGTTTTTTAGTATCATAAATTGCCAATGTACTATCTTCTAATTCAAATTCATTACAAGTAAGTTTACCTATAATATCTTTAGTAGGAGACATAAAGTCAATACTTAATGTGTTATCTTCTATAACCCATTTTACGGCTTCATTAACATTTAAATAATATTTGTTAATTACTGATTGTAGTTTTTGTTTATTTATCATATGTTGAAAAACATTTGTTGGTAAGGATTTAGGTTTAATGTCCAACCCAGATCATTATAAAATCCCTCTAATTTATTTAATAATATTGATTCAAAAATTTTCTTTCTATCTGCATATTGCTCAATGAATATACGAATTTTTTCAGGCAAATCCCACTCTAAAAAAGCAATCGCATCAATTTGATAAGGATTAGGTTTAAGGTAAATCCATTTAACTTTACTACCTTGTGTAATATAATTGTGTGTCTTATTTAATCCCCAAAATTTAAGCAAATCATTATAAATAATTGTTGCTTTAACAGCTGCAGGTGCTCCTTTACCTATAATTGAAAACATTTCTCCTGCTCTAGCTTTACGTTCTGTGTATTTATTTAACTTTTTAACAGATGTAGGATTTCCTAATTCTGTAAGAGAAATAGTTCCATCTAAAATTTGTGTTTTAAATAATTTTAATCTATTATCTATTTCACTTTGTTCCGCTCCTTTTAAAACATCAACTAAGGTTTTATGGAAAAATTTACCTAATACAGGTGGAAAATTTGCTTTTTTAAACTCAAGACCTTTAACATCAAGAGATTCCTTTACAATACCTTCTTGCTTTGTAATCCATTGAGCATAACGTCTTGTAGCTCTAAAATAAGCTGAACGAATAACACACTCAGTTTTCATTTCTAATCTATGTTTACCTTTAGCATTAAAGCAATTTGTGGCTAATGAGTCATAGGAATCAGTAATAATATCCTGATATTTTAAAGCAATGTTTTCTAATTTATCATCTTTCTCTTCACTAGGCATAGTTTCAAATTCAGGATATAAATGCCTTAATAAAGGTTCAGCATGTATATAAATTGAATCTGTATCTGAATATGCTACATAATTTGTATCATCTGAATCACAAATCCACCATGGAGTATCTTCTAAATGTTTCATAATTCTAATCCTTCTTTTATAACTTTATTCATATGTCTATTGGCTGCTAATGCAGATTCTTGTATAATTCGCTGTCCACTAAGCGTTATAGACTCAGATAATATAACATTCCCATAACGGAATGACCCTAAAGCAGTAGCACCATATAACGAATTAAGTAAAATCTTCATAGTATATTGTTTCATATGAAAAGCAGCACCTAATTCTTTATTTCCATCTTTATATGCTTTTTTCATTTCGTTTTTATACTCAACTCTTTCATCAAACCATTTTTTTAAAATAGTAGATAATACTGACTCACGATCTGTATTAAACATAACACCATTTGCTGAAATAGATAGATCGTTTTGTTCTACCATTGCAACAATTCTACCTATATTAACTTTTGTTCTATTTCTTTTTAAATTTTCAACAATTAACTCTTCAGCATAATCTCTACATTTTAAATCATTTAAACCCAAACGATTATTTCTATCATCAGCATCTATAATTCTTCCAACCATAGTTTCCTTACCAATATTAATAGTCATAATAATTGAAGGGTATAGTGATGTTAAATCTTCATCAAAAACATAATTATAAATTCCTGCTTTAGGACAAAATAAATACCCACCAGCATAATTCTTTTTAGAAATTGGATTACGTTCCTTTGCAGGAGGGATAATACCTTTACTTAGTAGATAAGCCGAAATAGCTCCATCTTGTGTTTTAGTATTGGCATAAACCTCACTATAATTATGTTTACCTTTATGTGCTAGGTTTTTAGTTAATGCTAAGTAATCTAACTTTTCATCTAGTTTTTTTAATATCTCAACATCAACAAAATTATATTTAATAAATTTATGAATATCAGTTTCAAATAATTGATCAAGATTACCTTCATATTCTATTTTATTCATCCCTACATATTTTTCTCCAATGGCATCTAACCTCATAGAAGGTTCATCTGCCCAACTGAATTTTTTATGTAGTCTCATGTAATCTAAAGATTCAACACCTGCTATTTGAATATATTGGTCTTTAAACCAAGGTGTTTCTCTTACATAACCAATAGGAGATAAATGTCTTGCAAAATCTTCTCCTAATACATTACACATTCTATAATATAAATAAGGGACATCAAAGTAATCACTATTCCATCCTACTATAATATCAGGATCCATTTCCCTAAATAATTCTAGAAATTTAGCTAGTAATTCTTCTTCTGTTTTACAAGGAATTATTTCTTTATTTCTTGCCTTAGTATGTTTTAATTGTCCTTTAGGATCTAAAATAACAATACCCCACAAATCTACTTGTTTATCATACCAAGCTATTGATGTTACTTTTTTAGGTGCTGACTTAATATATTCTTCTGTAAGAGCATCACCCATTTCTGTTTCAATATCAAAAAATATTTCTCTATGGGTCGAAGAGGGTTCATCATTAATTCCATATTTTTCAACTAGAAATTTTTGATAGGGGGGCATATCATGGAAATGAAGTTTTGGAGTATCATTTCTATAGTTTTTAATTTTTTTAAGGGGTTCACCATTTAGTCCCGTAAATTGGGCATCAGCTTCATGACATTCAATATAAGCTTGATTATCCCATTCTACTTTAGAATAACCCTGATCTTCCCATAAATGTATTAAAAACTTATTATCTTTAAGACGTCTTGCAAATGCCTTTTTATACATTCTTTAATTCTTCTTTAGTAAAAAATTGTTTTAGATCTGGTCTATAATATTTAACATTTTTCATTACTTTCCTATCTCGTGTTCTATAGACAATATAATAATCGCCAACTTTTTCATAGTGACACGGTTCCTTTTGTTCAATTGATCTTTTTTCCACTGTCGCTTGTGCATCCTCTTCGCTTGAACAAGCCTTTGACATATTCGACCCTTGTACTTCTTGATACGCTGGCCATATCTTATCCTTAAGACCATGTAACATAGTTCCGTTACCCAATGAAACATAGGCAATGTCACATAAAGCATCAAGAATCTCAACAATATCTCCTGTTTCACAGGCATGTTTATATTCTTCAAGTTCTTCAAGGATGAAATCATAAACAAACTGCCATTCTTTTTTTTCTGGAATTGTTGGTTCATAATTATTAGGTTTACCCATAGTGGAATTAAATTCCTCTACTTCATTTACAAATGGTACATTACTTTTACTCATAACTATTATTATTTAAATATTATGTCCTCCGTTATTAATCTTCAGACTGTCAAAAAATTCTTTTCTTGCTAAATTATCATTTTCTCTAAATACCCCAGATGCTTTGGTTGTTACCATAGCTGCTCCTTGATGTTTAACACCTCTACAACTAACACAGTTATGTGTGCCTACAATAGTAACAATTACACCTTTATTACCTTCAGTAATTTTATCTACAGCATTATGGATAGCTGATGTTAATTGTTCTTGAATAGCTCCCCTACGACCAAATAATTCAACGATTCTATTTAATTTAGATAAACCAATTACTTGACCTTCATCTCCTGCAATATAACCAATATGAACTACTCCCCCAATTGTTTGGTGATGATGTGAACACATTGAGGTAAGTGGAATATTTCTTTCAATAACAATACCATCATAACCATCAGATGGGAATGATGTTATAGGAGACATTGCAGTATATCTACCTGCCCATAAATCATTTACATATGCTTTAGCTACACGTCTTGGGGTTTCCATTGAGTTTGGATCATTTCTCCAATCACATTTTAAAGCATCTAAAAACTGACCGTATGCTTCTTCAGCTTGGTCTATCATTTTATCTTTTTCTTGTTGTTTTAAAGGGAATCCTGGTGCTACACCATTAGCAAAACCTTCTTGTACAACTTCTAATTCTTCGTGAATTTTTCTTCGTTTGTTTTCTGCCATTTTTAATTTTTTATATAATATAATATACGAATAATTTGGTGAAATTCCAAACTATAGTTTATAATCTTGAATTGCTTCTGCATCATTTCTCTCCCAAGGATAAATAATCCAATTATTACTACTCCATTGATTAGCAAATAAAGTAGGTTCAAAAACTGATGTATGAGGTTTATAATGTAAACATGCTGTTTTTAAATTAAAAGGAAATGCAAATTCGTCTTGATAAGTTTTGTAAAAATTTGATAATGTAACACCACTATCACATATATCATCTATAATTAATGTATCAGGAGTTATTGTGCCTTTAGTCATTGGGATTCCTAATTTATGTGAAACCATAACAGCAGGAATTAATCCACCTCTAGGTAACCCCCAAATATCTTTAATTTCTAACTTTGAAATTAATATTTTATCACATAACTTTTTTACTAAAACCTCTACATCATCCCAACTAAGAAATGATTTATTTTCTGTTTTTACCATAAATTCTTATCTTTTACCTCCATTATACTCTACAGCATGTCCTTCAGTTATTAATTGTTTATTTACATTTACTTCATTAACAAATATAATTCCTAAACATCTACCATATTTACCAACACCTTGGGATTCTAAGATAAATGATCCTTTTTCTAGTAATTCTTCTAATCTAATTTTAGCAGCAATCCCTCTTGCTTTTTCTTCTAAATCTCTAGTTCTTGATTCTGGAGCGTTCATTCCTACCATTCTAATTCTTACTTTTTTCCAAGTATTAAATCCTAAATCTACAAGGGCATCAACAGTATCTCCATCAACAACTCTATCTAATTTTGCATTGTATTTATACATTTTCTATATATTTTTTTAATTTATCTATTAATACTAATACTTCATCAGGTTCCATTGTTATAGCACAACATACATTTATATTTTCTGTTATTTCTTCTAATACTTCTAATGCCTCTTGTTTATTCATTAGACCTCTCTTTTGTCTTCAAAAGCTATAATATGTGGTCTCCAAGTCATCCTATAACCATTATCCCTAACCCAATCAAATAATACAGGATAAGATTTAAATAATGCTTCTCTAGAATCCCCAGCAGGCATAAACCAAACTTTTTCTGGTTTGACTTCTAATTGAGTTATGCAATCCATAATTTCAGCCAATGCATCTTGATCTTTACCATCCCACACAGGTTTAATATGAAAATCAGAATGATAAGCTATTGATTGTTTAATTGCATCGTAATTAAGCCTAAGCCTATTATGTGTTTTAATCATTTTTTCATCTGTTTCTTTTCCTTGAGGAGTTAAAACTCCTAACTGTGGAACAGAATTAGAAAACTTAGGACTAATAGATAACAAATTAATAGGATAATCTGTGGGGAGAAAATGAGATCCCTCAGTTTCAATAGTAATAAATATATCATTTTCATGTGCAAAGTGTGTTAATTCATTTACTAGAGCTGGATGCATAGTAGGCGAACCCCCTGTTAACATCATCTCTTTTATATGAGGATTATTTTTGTACATTGCAATAATGTCCTTAAAGTTAAAATGTCCTTTTTCAGGATGAATACTGGTATACCAAGAGTCACACCATCCACCTTCGCCAAAATAGCATCGATGGGTGCAACCTGTTGTTCTAATAACTACTGTAGGATAACCAGCTCTAGATCCTTCTGATTGAACTGCTGTGTAAATTTCTACGATAGGGAGATTCTTATCGTAATCTTCGATTCTTTTCAATTGTTTATGCATTCGTTAATTTTTTTAAGTGGTTTTTCATTCACTGTTGTACTTTTATTCGCTGTAATATGCAGCATTTTTACCATGTTCCATAAATTTAACTTTAGTAACTCTAACTCTATTATTAGTTTCAGTTTTAACAAATTCATTTATGTTACTATAAATATATTCAGCAAATTTTTCTGCACCAGTAGCTGGAATTATTCTTACTTGGGCTACTCCTGCTTTATCCATTTGTTTAAAGGCTTCTATTTCAGGATCATCTTCAGCTATAACCATAGTATGATCAAACATATAATCCATCCATGCTTTTGGTTGTAACCCATCAATTCTAGTTTTAGCACGTTTCATTCCACCAAAGTCCCAAACCCAATTTCTATCATCTAATTCACCTTCAAAATATATTTTAAATGATATACCATAACCATGAACAAACCTACAATGTGTATCTTTTGCTTTCCATTGACGGAATACTGTTGAAAATCCATCAAATACTTTACTTGATTGAAATTTACCCATTATAGTTATTTGTATTAAAGTTTATAATATCATCTAATATTTTAGTAACACCCTCTAAAGATATAGTACTCATTTGATTTCCACCTACATAAAGATGTGTTTTAGTACCTGAGGTATCTGTAAATATAATAGAAGGTACTTCTTTTGCCCCCATTTTATGAGTATAATCTGCTTCATATTCAGTATTAACTTTTCTTGTTGGGACTACTCTAGCTACTTGATGCATAACACCATCAACAATTTTTCCTAGAGGTTCATTTTCCATTGCTGGATTTGTAAAATAATGTATTGCTACATCTTTATTTGCATATTTCATATTATTAATTTAAAAGGTTTTTAATTTCATTAGAAGATCTAGATCCACTTACTTTATTTATTTCAATACCATTTTCATCAAGCACAACCATAGTAGGAATACTTCTAATTGAATATTGAGCTGATAAATCTGGGTTAGAATCTACATCTATTTTAGTAATAGGGAATCCTTCTGCTACTAAATTATTTATAGTTGGTGCTAATTGTTTACAAGGCCCACACCATGCAGCCGAAAAATATAAGATTTTTTTCATTTTTATTTATTATTAATTAAACTAATTCTTCAATTATACCTATTACTTCACTCAATATAAGTAAAGCAGTTGCAGCAACCAAATTAAAAGGAATAAAGAAATATCCTGCAATTCTTACACCAGATTTAAAAAAACTTATTTGTTGGTGAAGTTTTGGATCTGGGATTTTTTCTAATTTATTCTTGTTCATACGCTATTAATACTTGTTCAACATAAGATTTTGCTATTTCATAATCAACAGGACCAGTTTCATCAGCATATTGTACCGGGTCTGGTCTTCCTAATTTAATAAATGCCTCTACTCTTTCGACCGAAGATGCTGATTTATAATCAGACCACCCTTCAGGAGTTGGTTTATATGAAGTATTGGTTCTAGCATAAACTTCATCAAAATCAATACCTAATTTATCACATAATATCTCCCCGTCTTGAAGAATAGTAAATTTATCACCTTTAAGATATGGGGTATAATATCCTACTCTATCAGCCTCCCAATTACCTTCTCTAAATGCCTTATCATCTGCATCTCTAAATTCTTGTCGACAGTCAGGATAAATGTCATGATCGCCGGCATGTATTCCTAAGGCAATTGAAGTTGGTTCTTTTGTTCGATTTGCTACAGATAAAGCAACTGCTTGAGATATTGAAGCAAATATTTTATTTCTATTAGGTACTACCGTAGCTTTCATATTTTCAGCTGCATAATGTCCTTCTGGAACTTCATCTCCTCCTTCAACTAAGGCTGAGTCTAATAATTTTACTAATCCATCTAATTTAATTACTTCATAAGTTACATCATGACCATTTCTTTTTAAATAATCTACTAATGCTCTTGCTCTTTTAAGTTCAACTCTATGTTTTTGACCGTAATCAAAAGATAAAGCTGTTACTGTTTCAAATTTATCAAGACATTTAAGCAATAATGTACTTGAATCCATACCACCTGAAAGTGATACTACTGCGTGTTTTGGTTTTTCAAAACCAGGAATTTCTAATTGTGTCATTTTATTTATTTTATATTTGCCAGGTATTGTACGTATAGGCTAACGTTGTTATAAATTATTTACTTTTCTAAACATTTTTAAATTATAATCCAAAAGATCAAAATCAACTTGATCATTTAACATATAGAAAAAATCATTCATGTTTGCTTTTGGTTTTTTATACAGACCATAACCTTTATATTGTATATCTTCTAAGGTAGCCATTACTGGATTTGATGTATCAATTGATTCTATACAATTAATATCTTTATACCAACCAAATTCTTGGGGGACAGCACATCCTAATAAATGAATTCTATCATCTTGTTTAATATCACCCATCTTCATTAAAGCTGATATTACATATAGTCTACCTAATGCTTTTCCTAAATCTTTATTTGGATGAGGACAAACATCATTATAATAAGAAGCTCCATATGAAAAACAAATTTTACCATATCCTAAGTCTTTATATGCTTTAGCACATTCAGAGGCTTCATGTATAGTTTTAGCTTGTACTACTGCTACCTTTTCTACTTCTTTTGGAAAGTCATAAATATTCCAAATAGTAGCATTTATTATAGATTCTTCTGCATTTTCCCAAACATCAGGAACTATAAATTCATTAGGTTTTAATTCATTAATCCAATATATAAGACGTGAACTATCATAAGCTTCTCCTAATTCATGAAGTGAATTATCCATTATAATATAACGTCCTGCTGCTTTTGCCTTTCTAAAATATTCTAAATATTTAGGCTCCTCATCTAATAAATGGGGAAGACAATAATCATAATCATTAAATTTTAAACTATCGTCTAGTAGACACATTGGTGTCTCGTGACTTATTTTTATTGCCATATGTTATTATTTTGTATTTAATATACGAAAAGGATTGTTGTAGACCAAGTCCACCTAAAAGAAAAGTCCAAATATTAGGATGCCAATGTTCACCACAAAGTCCAAGTGCGTGTCTAATAAATTCTACCATTAGTCTTCTTCTACAAATTCTACGTCACCATAATCATCAATTGGTTTATCTCTTACTAGATCCCAATCAGCATCATCTATAATATCTTGTTGAATATCTTCATCACCTGTTTTCCACTTTACTAATTCTTCTTCTGTTAACACATATTCTTCCCATCTGAAGTTTGCGTAATTTACTGTTCTTGTTAATTTAGCCATTATATTACTCTTTTAAAAATTGCTTGTTCTTTTAATTTTGCCTCAATTACAATATCTGGTTCAAGACCATATGTTTGTATCTTTTCATAAATAATATCAGAGTGAGCTTGAGGACGAATTGACTCATCTAATTTTTCTTTTCTACGACTTTCTGAGTAGTGACAACATTGAGCAATTCCTTCAGGCCATGTAATTGCAGCCATTTTTAATGCTTCTTCTTCAGTCAAACCACCAGTGTTAAACTTATGATGAAAATAATCAAATGTAATTGGAATCCCAATTGTTTGGTAAATACCATCAAATAAATCTTTTACTGAGTATTCGTTTGGGCTGTCATCATTTTCAATAACGAGACGTTTTTTAGTATCATCATTAAGCAACTCAAAATTCTTACAAAAACGCTCTAATGTTCCTTTTTTATCACCATAAGCACCCCCTACATGAATATTAATTTTATTATAATTTGATGGTTTAAAACCAAGCATATTAAACTGCTCACTATGGCAATTTAATTCACGAATGGTTTTTTCAACAACTTTTTGATTAGGAGATGCTAAACAGTTATAAGGACCAGGATGCATAGTAAGACGTTGATTTGCATCTGTTGCAATCTTTCCTATTTCTAACATCATACTACAAATTTCATCATAATCCTTTAAATCGGATAATTTGTATTCATCTGACCAAGCAAATATTTGGGATGAAAGACGGAATAATTTTATTCCCATCTCATTATTCCACTGGACAATTGTTTTAAGATCTTTAACATTAAGTAATGCAAGATCAGAGACATAATCAATACCTTTAGCATCAAATGTTTTTCGACGCATTGTTCGATTTGTCATAATTTTATTTGCACTGAGTGCTGTGTTGATACACGCGTAACCTAGATTCATATAACTTTTATTTTGCCGTAATATACGACCTATAATTCACTCCTCCAAATCCTTTTTGGGGTGTTTTTTCTTTCTAACGTAATTTTTTTTACTTTTAAAAGGAGGAGGTACTCTTAAACTATCCCAAATTTCTTGTTGGGTTAATTGTACCTTTTCTAGTTTTACTCCTTTTTTCTTTTTCATTAGAATGGTAATTCTTCTTTTTTATTTTTATTAATAGGTTCTGAGTGGTCTTCTAATTTTCTGTAATCAAAAGAAGCAAAGGGTTGTTCACCTAATTCTAGTATACCAACTCCACCACCATACTTTTCATCAATTTTTTTCTTCATTTGATGAGCTCTTTTACGAGCCATATAATCATTTTCAGCATAGACATACATATCCATCTTTACTACATATCTTTTTTCTTTATTCATCATCATCTACTGTTATAAATTCTCTATCTGTATTAATATTATCAAGCATTTCAATTGCTTCTTCCATCATTTCTTTCATTTCAACTACCATATGATCTAATTCTGCTTCTCTAACACAATTTTTAATCTCATATTTATAGTGATCTAATTCTTCAATTTTTTCAACCACTTCTTTTAATTCTGGGACACAATCCCAACCATCTTCTATTGTTTTTATTTCTGACATATTAATAATTTTGGTTTAAAATTTCTTCATCTGATGGCTCGTAGTCATTAAAATCATAACTATCCTCATCTTCTTCTAATTTTTTAGCTGCAATTTCTTCATCTTTTGCTTGATCATCTCTCCAAGCAATTTCTGGAAGGAGACCTGCATTTTCTATTACTGACCAAATTCTTTCCTTCCATAGATCCATATGTACTTCTTCAATTACACAACCCCACCCAAGTCTTCGAGTAAGTTCACCTAAAAGTTCTACAAATTTATCAGATAACTCATTTAATTCTCCATCAACTGGGAAATTAGTTCCGTATTTTTTAGACCCATTAGTTCCTTCTTCATACATTGCTTTAATTTCTAACCATTTAGGTGTTAACCATTGTTTTTTTAATTTTGCCATAACTTTTATTTTATTTTTATTTGTTTATAATTTATTTTACCTACTGATTTTCTACCTAAAATATCAAAAGTATACAATGTAACACAGGTAGGACCCCATTTAGTAACATTCATACCACTATATTCAGCATAAATAGATCCAGCATCTTTAGTAACTGTAAATATTTTTGGATTCATTCCATATTCACCATCTTCTCCTTTACAGTAAGTAGTAATACCTTCAACTGTAAATTTTACATTACCTTTTTGTAATTGTTTTTTAATATCCATAATTTATTTTTTAATACCCATTAAACAAAAACTACCTAACATAAATGACATAACACAAAATCCCATCTCATTGTCAATACCCGCAAAATGAATGTAATTTTGAACAACACCATGCATTGTTCCTAGACCTACTGCAAAAGCACCTATTGCTCCTACTAAATACTTAAAATCAATTTTCTTTAACATAACCTTTATTTTTATTAATACTTGGGCTCGCACCCGTTTTACCCCGTAAATATACGAACACTCCCTCGCTTCTCCAAATATCTGCGCGGGAGTCTTTAATTTATTTTCTATTATTTTTTGAAATAAAATCACCACTATCATATGATTTTAAAATATGACATTGTTTACATAACAGTTGATAATTTTCTGGTTGTTCCCCTTCTAATGTATGTTTTATATCTGATATAATATGATCTACATCAAATAACCCTGCTAGTTGTTTAGTGGGTCTATCTGGGAAATATGATTTGGCATTATAACCACAACATTCACATTGTAATTCACCTTTTAAAATTTTCTCAACCTTATACATTAAGTGAGGTCTTGAAGGGGCATTTGCCGCATACTTTTTATATTGAATATGATCTGAACAATATTTGTATTTTTGTGACTTATTATAAAATTCTGTTTCTTTATTGCACCACGTAACTCCACACATAACTTTTATTTTTTATTGGGCTTGCACCCTTTTTACCCTGTAAATATACGAACCCTTTCTAGCTTTTCCAAATATTTACGCGAATGTCTTCCACTTGCTTTCTTCTTTAGTTGCTGCTATTTCATAAGGATGAGTATCATATTCATAACCCATTTTATAATATCTTTTAAACCATATAGGAGATTGGAGATAATGTTGATATTCATGAATTAAAGCTTGTATAATCCATTTTTTATTTATTGCTTTAGGCCAATAAATTACTATTGTATTTTCTTGTCTATCAAACTCAGCATCAGGATTACATTCAGTTTCTGATAAGATATCTTCGTCATAAGCCTCTCCGGTTAATCTAATATAAATATTATGATGGAGTTCTACATAGGGAGTACAATTATGATACTTAGAATATCCATAATATTTTTCAATTCTGGGATAAACTTCATTAATAATTAATTGTATTTCCTCTTTATTCATAATGTGAATATACGAAAGGTATTTAGGAATACCAAATATTTTACATAAGAGAGCGATTATCCCCATTTGGGATAATAAAGAATTTTCTTCCGCCTATAGCAAAATTTCCCCCTTGTTTAAGCATTTTTTTAAAAAAGTCTAATTGGTGATCTGTCCAAGATTCACTTTCTTTAATTAAAACCTCTTTATCGGTAATTAATTCTCTATTCATATGAATTTTTACATTACCTCTTATTGATTGTTTACTTAGCATAACTTTTAGTATTTTATTATATTATCATCATTATTTTTAGGATCATTAAAGATTTGAATATCTTTATTTTCTTGTAAATCTCTAATTTCCCACTGTGTTAATTTTCTTTTAAATATTTTTTCAATTGCTGCTTGTTCTTTTGCTATATCTCTTTGAACATATCCTTTAGGAAGAGCTGGTTTTGGAGTAGGTGTTTCTTCTTCCCAATCTGTATGTTTTGCTTGTACTTCAGGACTAGCACTTTTATCTTCTTTCTTAACTTCTACTTTTTCCCCGTAAAGGTTTTTTTTGGTTTTTGGTCGTATTTGGTCAAAGGCATAATTAGCTGCTACTACTAAAGCAATTGCTAGAGGATCAAATACAAAAATAATGGTTAATAATAACCAATTAATAATTTTATCCATTGAGGTCCCCGTTAATCCTGATAGATATTTTAAAGGGCCTAATTCACTAGATACAGCGTCACTTGTTCTTACTTCTACTATTTCAGTTTCATAATTAAATAACTTAGTATTTAATTCATCTACCTTAGCATTAATTTGGGTTTGACGTTCAATAGCTTGATCTAATTGTTTTTCTAATGCTTGACGAGTTGCTCTAGAGGTTGTTGTAATTATTTGACCAGTTTCTTTGTCTTTATATTGTATAGTATTGTTAGATAAACCAGCACGTAAATCAGCCACTGCCCCATTAATAGATGTTTTTTCTTCGTTATATACCACTAACTGTTCTTTAACATTGTCCCGTTTGGTTTCTATTAATACAATTTGGGCATCAATTGTTCCAGCTTTTGCAGCAGTTTCTTGATAAGCTGCACTTAAAAAACCATAAATACCCATTGAAGTAATTAAAATTAATACAACACAAGATAAAGATAAATAATATTTTAATAATTTAGGAAGGGTTTTTCTATATTGATATAGTAAAGATGCTATAACTAATTTAGCAATTTCTAAAGAAGCTGCCATTACTATTACTGCAAAAGCTGCACCTGCAAATAATTTACTTAAACCACTAACAGAATAGAACGCTGCTGATGCTGATACTGATAAAGCTGATAATGCTATTATAAAAGGAAATATTCTTTTTTGAATTTTAGACCACATAACATAATTTTTATTTTCTAAAACCCTTATGCTTATCTATACGATCTAATATTTTATTTAATTCTTCAATTTTAATTAAACCCGCCATAGATGCATTTTTAAGGGCACTTATTAATTGTAATACCATGAACGGTACGATAATTACTTCAGATAACCAACCTGTTCCAGAAAATCCTTTTTCTACCATTAATATAACTGTTAAAATAGCTAACCAAACAAATGTATTTTTTGTTATTTTTAATGCTTTATATGTTTTAAAGCCTTCTCTTTTTATTCCTGCCCAAATACCAAAGATTCCATCTAACCACAATACAGCTGCTACAGCTAAATATTGTTCCATGTTATCCATTGATAAATTTAAGAAATATGTACACAAATATGTGCAAAATGATGTTACTCCCACTATTAATAATTTTGTTTGCATTCTGTTATAAATTTACTAGCATTTCTAATAATTCAGGTTGAGGGAACATATCATATTTATCTTTTCTGGTATTAGTATGTGTCCACATTCCTTTAACTCTTCCATAATACGCATCTGGGTTAAATAAAAACCCATCAGCTCCTTTAGCTTTTACTTCTTCAACTAATCCTTTAGTAATATCAATATTATCCCTATCTGCAATATATAATATCCATAATCTTAAGGCTTCAATTTGGGCATCTGAGTATCTATGCCATGTTTTATGTCCTTTAAAAGGTTTGTCTAATGTTACAATTTGGTCTTCAACAACTCTAGTACCAGCATATGTTTTACCATCTACTATATACCCAAAATTATTTACTTCAATTCCTACAGAATTAACATGCATTTTTTGATTTCCATTTCTTCCTAAATGCCATCCATAATTACCTTCTGGGAATGCTTGAACTAATGTTCCATCATATTGATCATCATTACCCTTTACGGATTGACCTCCTAATACAAACTCTGTACAAACAGCTCCTCTATTGTCTCTCCCCCAATGATCAATTGTCCTAAAAGGATTATTCCATCCTGCTGTATGATGTAAGAAAACATATTCAGGTTTTACAGGACCTTGTTTATATTCATTCCAAGGAAGATAGTGTTTATGGATATGTAAACCATTAAAAGTTTCAAAAATTCTTTCAAAATCATCAGTAGTAAAAGGTTCATCTGCTTCTGATAACTCCATTAAATCCCAAGTTATAGGACCTACTATCCCATCATCCTCTATTTTATTATCCTTTTGCCACTTTTTAACAGCTGCTTTTGTTCCAGGGCCATATATACCATCTGCTACAATATTTAAAAATTGCTGTAATTCTTTAACTTCTTTCCCTTTTGAACCTACTTTTAATACCATTATATTATATTTAATTATAAATATTAGTAAGATGACTCCTGTTTAACTACTTCAATGGCTCTTAACATTTTATTGTAATCTACAGGGCATAATAAATCTAAACCTGCTTTGGCTGTAAATTTTATATATGCATCTCCTCGAATATAAAGAAGAATGGTGGGTGCCATTCTAATCCTTAATTCTTTTTTTAGTTTTGGAGACTTTGCTATATCTACATGATAATATTTAACCCCATCTAAATTATCAATTTTTTTCCAATCTTTAAATGCATTATTTTTATTAAATTCTGCCCAAAATTCTACTACTATTACATCATGGTCAGAATGATCATCAAATGCCCCATAACCTGTTACTTTTTCTTTAAAATCATTATCACTAATCCATTGTTGACAAAAAGCAGGAATTGTTATTAAAAGAAAAAATATTAAAAATAAATTTTTCATACTATCTTTGTTTTTGCAATTCATATAAACGTTGATCTATTTTTTCTAGTTCTTCTAGTATAGACTCAACATCATCTTGTGTATCCATAATGGTTTGACGAATTAATTCATCTTTTAAATCATATTCAATTCGATCTATTGGAGGTACTGGGAGTTCTTTTGCTTTTTGTATATCAGCTTGTAATGCAAACCACATACCTACAACTGTAGCTACTCCTACTAAAACTAATCCAATAGTTTTTAAATCTAAAATTACTTTTGTTTCTTCGTTTATTTGTTTTGCCATTTTTTATCTAAAAGTATAATTCAATCCAAAAGTAGATTGATATAATTTACTATCCCACATTTTACTATATTCACCTTCAACAAATACCCCAAGATTTTTACCTACTTTCCACCCAAAACTAGCACCAAAAGAATAATCACTCCATTGTTCTAAATCTGAATTTTGTACTAATCCACCTTTGCCCCAATTATTTCTATTTAAATAGGATACTTCTTCATCACCCATAACATATTTGTGATAAGGTAAAATATAATTACCATAGGCATGTAGCCAAAAATTATTTTTATAATGGTAAAAATCAAATCCTATAATAGGAGCAACTTCACCAAATCTATCTAATTGACTCCATATTTCATTATTATATCGATTCATTAAACTTGGAAATATTGTTTCCCTAAAATCTAAATCAGAATGAGCAACTTCTACACCATTAGAATCTACCCAACACCAATCTTGTGTTATTACTTCTTCTCCTGTATTAGGATCAGTACTTGTTTGTTCATAAAAAATGTCATCATAACCATATTCAAATCCTAACTCATACCAATAATTAGTAGGAAAACCTGAGTCGTTAGTTTCATTTAACCATATTTCAATAGGATTATACCCATAAGGTCTATCATGAGTTCTAAATATTGCTCCTGCTGATATAGAAAATTTATCACCAATAGGTAATCTTGCTCTAGCTTCTGCTGATTGGTATTTTAAATTTATTCTACCAACTTCTCTACTTTCAGCTTTTACTATATGATGTTTACCTGTATGTTTTAAGAAAAATCTATGGTTATTAAATTTTCTACCTTGCCATCTTTCTTTTTCTAAATGGAATTGGTATTCAAATCCTGTAACGGCTGATGTAGGAGCTGTAAATGCTAATTGTTGTTCAGTGCCGTCATAATAGTTTTTTGGTTTTCTTTCATAATCAAATCTTGCCAATTTTCTAATACCAAAACCATATCTGTAATCAAAAGGAAATGATGGGGTATTATCTACTACATCAGGTATTGAATATAATGATCCATCTTGATTAGTTCTAACAAAATAAGAAGGAGATGATGCTACAACTGAATTTCTAATTTCACCTGCACCATAAACAGTTCCATATTTTAAAAAATCTTGATAGAATGAATCTAATAAACCTTGGGCTTGTACTTGAGTTCCTATTAATAATAATAGGATTGAAAATATTTTTTTCATTTTTTTATATATTATCGTTTTTATCTTCGTTTTTAGGTTGTCTATTCCCAAAAATCTTTTCTAACCCTGCTATGCCAAAACACCCTAAGGTTATTATTAAAAACGATTCATATATAAACTCATTAATTACCAAACCTTTTTGAAAATATCCTGTGATTAGGTCTACTAGTGCAAATATTATCATTACTAAAAATGACATAAATCCAATAACACTCTTTTCATTAATGTCATTGTTATCTTTAAATATGTTTTTAAAAGCCATAAATTTTGATTTTAAATTATTCATAATATTATAAACTTTTTTATTAAAACTATTTTAAAACTAATTGTTATTTTTTTGAAGGTTTTCTTCCTCTTTTTTTAGTTGTTCTTTTACCAGCAGCTGCTTTAGCAACATCTTTAACTTCTTTTGCTGCTTTAGAAATTGCTACTTTTGCTTGCTTTGCTTCTTTTTTAACTGCTTTAACTCTTTTTTGAGTTTCTTCAATTGTATCTTCTACTACATCAGGGATAAGATCTTTATCTCTATCGCCTACTTTCCCTGTTTTTTGTAAATAAATAAGAACTGCTGCTCCTACTAATACAATTAAACAAATTACTCCAAATATTGCCATAATAATTAATTTTAATGATTCAATGATAAATATAAAAAAAGAGGTGCTTATGCACCTCTCTTAATAATATAGTTAATTTTTCTTTTTTATTTTATTTTACTATTTCTACTACTGGAGGTGTATATGCTTCAGTTGTAATAGTTACTGTATTTGTTGTGTTAGTTTGTACTGCTGGATCCTTTAACCATTCAGTTACGTATATCCAATTTGTACCTTCATAATTAAATTGTTTTGTTGGGTATCCTTTATTACACACATTATCACAATAAACACGTGCTATATGTCCATCCCAACCATATTGCATATTAAACGTCCCATTTCCAGGGTTTGGTTGATCTACGCTTTTAGGAGGCATTGGGTAAACATTAATATGATCTGAATCAACTTCATTAGAAGATAATTCAACAGTATCACCAGCTGCTACAACCCCAGAATCTGGTCCTGTCATTGCCCAACTTTGTTCCCATTTCATATCTTGATCGGTATTATTAATTACTGTTAAAGTAAATTTAGCAGGGTCTGTTTTTACTTCTGCTTTTTTGTTAGTATTATTACATGCTACTAATAAAGTAGATGCAATTAAAAGTGTCAATAGTTTTTTCATTTGTTTGTTTATTTGTTTTATTAAATTATTGGTTATAACTATATTATTTTATTTATCCATCACAAGATATACAATCTGCCATTCTAGAACCTAAGTCGCCTTTAATAACGGAATCAGTTCTTAAATAATAAAATGTTTTAATTCCTAATTTCCATCCTTCTAAATGTACTTGATTAATCCATTTTGGTGAATCACTTGGATCAAATGATAAATTTAAAGATTGAGTTTGATCTATATATCTTTGACGCATAGCTGCTTGTCTAACTAGCTCTAATTGATTAATTTCAGGAAATGTTAAAAATAATTCTTTTTCTTCAGGAGATAAAATATTATCTGGTAAGCCTTGTGCTGATCCATCTTCTGATAGCATTTGATCCCACCATTTATCTTTATCTTCTCCCTTAGCTAATAATATTTCTTGTAATACTTTATTTTTTCTTATAAAGGTACCTTTAGCACCATTAAATGTATAAATGTTAGCAGGTAAAGGTTCAATACCTGCACTAATACCACCACAAATAACTGAGTTAGATACTGTTGGGGCTATTGCTAATAAGTGGGTATTTCTCATTCCTGTTCCTTTACACCATAATGGTTCTCCATATTCTTGAGCTAAAGCCATTGATGCTTTTTCTGCTTTGCCTCTAATATCTGAAAATATATTATGGGTATGAGCTGTTGATGCTATAGAATTAAATGGTAATCCTTTTTGTTGTAAAAATGAATGCCAACCCATTACACCTAAACCTAATGCTCTACCTTTTTTAGCATGTTGGTGGGTTCTTCTTAATGAATCCTTACCATTAGATTTATCTATAAATTCTTGCATTACCCCATCTAAAAACCAAGTAGCTAATTCAACTGCATCTGTATCTTTCCATTCATCATATTTAGCTAAATTCATAGAAGATAAACAACATATAAATGAGTGTTCTTCATCTGTAAATAATGTAATTTCAGAGCAAATGTTAGTCATACTTACTTCTAAATTATTTAATCTATAAGCAATTGGATTATCTTTATTAACATTATCCTTATACATTATATAAGGTTCACCTGTTTCCATTCTAGATTTAAGAACAGTAGCCCATCTGTTCATTGATTCAGGATCTCTTGCTTCTAATTTTCTCATAAAGGCATCTCCTACAACAACACATTGATGTAAATTAAGACATTGTCTGTTAGGATCTCCTTTTGGTCTGCGAATTTGTAAAAATTCATCTATATCTCCATGTTCAATATCTAAATTAACAGATGCTGCTCCTCTTCTAACATTACCTTGATTAGTAGCAATTATTGATGAATCAAATATTTTAGCCCAAGGTACTACACCTTCACTTTTACCATTTCCAGTAATTTCTTTTCCACGTGTTCTAATGCGTGATAGTGAAATACCTACACCCCCACCGGATGCTGTTAGCTTCATTAGTTCTGCGTTAGTTAACCCTATACCACGTATAGAATCAGGTGTATCAACACCAAAACATGATATTGGTAAGCCTCTATCTGTTCCCATATTTGATAATACAGGAGATGCTAAACCTAACCAACCATTCCACATTATTTTAAAAAATTTATTAGATAGTTCTGGTTTTTTAAGTCTAATAGCTGCTGCATTAGCTACTCTCCTATATGCTGATTTAACTGTTTCACCTGGAAGTAAATATCCTTTACTAATTGTAGCTAAAGAAATTTCATCCATCCATTCCGGATATTGTTTTCCGGGTTCCCATTGACTATAATCTACCTGTAGTGCGTTGTTTTCCATAAATTAAAATATTGAATTAGCATCCCAATCTTGAACTCCTTTGGAATAATTAGTAACTCTATTTGCAAAAAAATCTGTGTGTTGTTTTCCTGCAGATAAACTATCAAACCACTTCATTCTTTTTACTGCTTCTTGATCTATACCATTAACAATTGCCCCATATCCTAAATCACTCATTTTAGTATTTACTCTATGTTTAATAAATGATACTAAATCATATTTTGGACATCCTTTTAAATCACCCATTTCATATACTTTATCAATAAAATCTAATTCTAATTTTAATGAAAGTTTTGCTGCTTCTTCAATATCTTTTTTTAACTCAGGTGTATTAAATTCAGGATGTTCTTGCATTAAAGTTCTAAATAACCAACACCCAGCTTCTGAATGTAAAGATTCATCTCTAATGCTCCATTCTACTATTTGACCTACACCTTTAAGCTTATTATCTAATTTAAATGATAATAAAACAGCAAATGAAGAAAATAAATTTACACCTTCTGTAAATGCTGAAAATATTGCTAAAGATTTTGCTCTTTCATGCCAATTGGGAGTACCATCGTGAGAATCTCTTACGGTAGTTAATGCTTCAATTTTAGCCATTGTAGCTTCATCTTCTAAAAATTCACTAAAATCATCTAAACCTAATTCTTCATTTAATAAACTATATGCTTCAGCATGAATGGTTTCAAAAGCTCCAAATGTAACAGCCATTTTAATTACTTCTGGTTTTCTAAACCACTTTGTAACTAAAGTTGACCAGTAATCATTTACTACTGTTTCGGTTTGGGCAAACCCCTTTAATATAGTACCAATTATATTTTTTTCAGTTTCTGATAGATTTTGTTTCCAATCATTAACATCACTCATCATAGGTACTTCTGTATGAAGCCAATGTGCTTGTTGTTGTTTTAACCAGAAATCAGATGCTTCTTGGTATTCAAAAGGTTTATATACCACCCTTTCTTTAAGTAAAGAGGTTTTTGCCATGTTTTTATTTATTAAGTTCGAAAAATTTATTTTTTAATGATTGCTTATCAAAAGTATCTAGGTCATTATTAAATCCATTTATAGGTTGAGTAGGTTCCTTTTCATAGTCTTCTGGGTCATAATCTATAACCTCAAAATGACCTGTAGATGTATCTGCTTTTACACCAAAGGTTAAACCATCAATACCATATCTGTTTTTCATAATGTGAAATCTTCCTGTACCATTTACTTTATCTGCTTTTTTTCTTGAAAGGGAAATACAGACATCAGTAATCATAATCTTATCATATGATCCTGCTGCTTTATCTCCTTCTACAATGTCGTCTTTTGCACCAGCTCTATTAACTTGAGAAACAGACCAAATTGGTATATCTAATTCTCTAGCTAATCCCTTAGTGCTTGTATAAATATCATCAATTTCACCCTTACGATCAGCTGTTTTTTTCTTTGTGCTAAGGAGATCAACATAATCTATAATTACTAAATCTGGTTTAATTCCTGAATCTCCTACTTTAGATATGTGTGATTCTATAGTAGACATAGTTGCTCTTCCTGTTGGAAATTCTTTAATAATTAATTCCCCAGGTAATTGAGGAATTATATCCTCAATCTTTTCTCGATTCTGAAGAATTCTATCAACTGGTATTTGTGAGAAAAAAGCATCATACCTTCTTCCTACATAAGCTTCTCCTAATTCTAGAGTATAATGAATTACATTATAACCCATTTTTACAGCATAACCTCCTAATGCTACTAACGACCAAGATTTACCACCTCCTGGATTACCAAATATGAGACCAAAATCTCCATTTCCCAATCCACCTTGTAGTAATTCATTAATTTTAGGCCAAGGCGTACCAATAGTAGTTCTAGCATCTTCCCTAAATCTAGTTTCAATATCTTTATTATATTCATGTCCTACATTTTTATCATTTCCTGCTTTTAATGCTGACTCTACTAAATGTTTAATACCATCAAAGTCACCCGCTTTAAGTAAATCTACACTATTAAGTAATGCTTTTTTAAGTTGTTGGTTTTTACAAAATGTTGAAAATTCTTCTTGTACATATTCTAAATCTTCTTCAGAAGCTTGGTATGCTTCTCTAAGTTGTTCTTTAACAGATAGTTGTAATACTTCATTATCAATTTTTTTTACCTCAACTTTAAGAATATCCATTGAAGGGGTAGTATGATATCTATCATAATATCTTAATATTTCTTTAATAATCCATTTATGTGCTTGATTATCAAAATATTCTTCACTTAACACATCATGTATACTAATTAAAAATTGCTTATGTGTAAGCAACGAAGATATTGCTTTAATTTGAAAGTGAATACCATAATGGTTTAAATTTACTAATGTCATGTAACTTATTTTTTTATAACTAATTTTTCAAAAATTTCTTTTACCCAAAATTCAACATTTCGTATCATACCCCCAAGTTTATCTTGGTTGTAAAATGCTACAAATTGCTCTGGAATATATGGAGGTATTTCTGAATTGACAACTTCATTTAAATATTTTTCATCATCTTTACTAATCATAGGATTATCTAAATCCATAACCTTATAATTTTTTTCTAGTTCATCTATATTTTGAATTACTCTAGCATACACTACATGATCTTTAAATTTAGATTCGCATATAGAATATATATCTTCTAGAGTCATATCACGTTCCATTAACTCAGGAAA